AGAGTTGTTAAACATGATTACCAACCTAAAGAAATTTTTAAAATGGATAATCAATTACAGACTAATTACAATAGAAAAAATTGGTCTAGTTTTGTATTATGGAATTGTGAACATTCTGCTAATAAAAGACTTACTATTACAGATGTTAATGAACAATCAGGAAGATGGTTACATAATTTTAGTTGGTTAGAAGATAGTGAAATAGGTTCTATACATCCTAAGTGGAATTTTCTAGATGGGTGGACTGATGAAAATATAAATCCATGTAATGTCCACTTTACTACAGGTGGTCCTTGGTTTGATAATTGGAAACCTAAAAGAATAAAAGATGCCAACTATGCAGGTGAGTGGAATACATTAAAAAAAATCTGTGAATTAAGAATATTACCAAAGGAAAATTAATATGTATACATTTGTAACCTCTTTTAGTGAGGAAGGATATAATACTTATGCAAAAGAAATGCTTGAAAGTGTCGCATCAAAATGGAATCCAAAACATTTTAAACTCTATGCTTACTACCATGACTTTGATATTAAAAAGGTTGACCACCCTGTTTCTTCTAGCATTGTATATATACATCTTAATGATGTAAAAGAAATGCTTGACTATCGTGAAAAAATGAAAAAACATGATGGCACAGAAGGTGGCAAGATGCCTTATAATTGGAGATTAGATGCAATAAAATGGTGTCATAAAGTATATGCACTAACTGATTGTGCATTTAAAATGATGGAAGAAAAAAGAAATCCTGAAGAACCTCATTGGTTGATATGGATTGACGCAGATACTATTGCAACTAAAAGACTTGAAGTTTCTGCAATGGAGAAGTGGTTACCTGAACAAGCAAGTATAGTTCATTTAGGTAGAAAAGATGTTGACTATAGTGAAACAAGTTTTATGGGATTTAATTTACAGTACCATGATGCCTGTTCTATATTAGCAGACCTAAGAGGTTGTTATACGATAGGTGAAACAATATCTTATAGAGAGTGGCATGATGGATTTATATTTGAAAGACTCTTAAATATATACAAGGCACATGGTATGGTAGTTAATAATCTATCAGAAAATGCTAAAGGTTTATCTGCCTTTATGCAGTCACCTCTTTCAGAATACTTTATACACTATAAAGGTAATCTAAAAAATAAAAAAGGTGAACTTGCACAAGATATAAAGCTACCTAGATATAGACAACTAGCAGATATAATAAGACACTATAAACCTAAATCAATAACTGAAGTTGGTACATGGAATGGTGGTCGTGCAATAGAAATGGCACTTGCAGTGTTTGAATATAGAGATAAATTTAGTTACTTTGGTTTTGATTTATTTGAAGAAGCGACTGCAGTTACTGATGATATAGAAATGAATAGTAAACAACATCACACTCTTGAGCTAGTCAAAAATAGATTAGAACAATTTAAAGAAAAAATGAAAGAGAAAGGTAAAGAATTTACATTTAAACTACATAAAGGTGACTCTAAGATTACACTAAAGAAATGTAAGTCAGCTAGTAAAGTTGACCTTGCCTTTATAGATGGTGGTCATTCTTATGAAACTGTTAAGTCTGACTATCTTAATTTAAAGAAAGTTCCTTTACTTGTGTTTGATGATTTCTTCTCTAAAGATGAACATGGTAATGAGCCTGAAGAAAGAAACATGGGTGTTAATAAACTAGTAAAAGAAATAGAAGCTTATGGTAAGATTGTTCTTCCTTCTAATGATAGAGTTCTTGGTGGTGGTAGAACTCACCTTGCTTTTATTGCAAATAAAAAAGCAATAGAACCTTTACCTGACCACATTACTCGTATGCCAATAGTTGTTACACCAAAAGACTCAAGACCTAAAGATGAAATATTTGTAAATATAAAAAAGAATAAAAAATTAATTAAGGATTTTAATTGGTTGAAACATGGTAGAATACATAATCAAACTGCACTAATTGTTTCAGGTGGGTCAAGTACAGACTTTAATTTACTAAAAGAAAAAGCTAGAAATACTGATGCAAAAATATTCTGTGTCAAACATAGCTATCCTAAGTTATTAGAGCATGGCATAAATCCTTTCATATGTTCTATACTTGACCCAAGACCTATTGATGGTATGAGTACACATGGAGTTATAAGAAAAGACTTATTTAAAAAGATAAATAAAGACACTCTATTTCTTGTTGCTTCTATGACTGACCCCTCAGTTACTAAATATTTAATAAAGAAGGGTGCAAATATAAAAGGATGGTCTGCATATTCTGAAGCTCTAAGAGATACAACTATAAAAGATAAACTTCAAATTGCAAAAGGAACAGGAATAGAAGAAGGTGAAACATTAGTTTCAGGTGGTACTTGTGCAGCAATGAGAACTATATCTATTGCTCACATACTTGGATTTAGGAACTTTGAATTATTTGGTTTTGACTGTTCAGTTCCTGAAGTAACAAAAGAAATGCAAAAGGAAAGAGTATTAGATAAGCCTAAATATTTTAAAGTTGAAACTAATGGTGAATACTTTTGGACTACTGGAGAACTACTAGCAATGGCACAGGATTGTGAAAAGCTATTTGATAATAAGGATATGGACATGGCACTTACTGTTCATGGTAGTAACACATTAGTTTCTGAGGTTTGGAAAAAATCTCACAAGGCAAATGAAAAATACTACTATGAAATAATTCAAGATGCAGCTTAAAGAAAAACAAGAAAAGTTTTGTCAGAATTACGTACTGCATAGAAATGCCACAAGGGCTGCTAAAGATGCAGGATATAGTGAAATATCTGCACACAATACAGGCTCAAGATTACTACAAGAATCTGCTATTCAGGAAAGAATAGAAGAATTAAATCTTAACATGACAACTAGCATTGATGTTGTTGATGAGATAGAAAAGCAGTATGGTGTTGCAAGAACTCAAGGACAAACAACTTCTGCATTAAAAGCATTAGAGTTATTATCTAGAGTTAGAGGTAATAATATAGATGTAGATGAGATAACTACAGAGTCTATAGAACAAGACATTGTTAACTGTATGCAAGTTATAGGTTTAGAAAAGGTTCTTGAATTACTATCTAAAGCTTTTCCTGAAGAAATAGAAGATGAAGAAGATGAATCACTTCTTGCCACTGAAGAACTTGAATGCCCATCTGATTCCTAATGATGCAGCAACTGCTCCCATAAAACTCCACTGATACCATTCAGGTGCTTTGTTTATGTATTCCCATCCTTTGAGAACATAGTCTTGTATATTAGGGATGAAGCTGCCAATGAAAGGTAAGGTAAGGATGACAAGTACATACTCATCTTTCCAGCTATATCTTGTTTGTCGTAAGGCTTCAAGGTCATAGTTTTGGTCTGACTGTGCAGCTTTTTCAATTCTATTAATTTCTGCATTGACTCTTGCCTGTTCTACTTTTGCCTTGTGTTCTGTCTTAATCTTTCTATTATCCATATAAGAAGAAGCAAGACTTGTCACTCCACTAATTATTGCACCCCACATTATACCCACTCTCCTGTTTCCATTGCATTGGAAAGTCGCACTGCCCTGTTACCTACTTGATTTGCCCAACGAGAATCTAACATCTGAGTTTTTGCTTCTTCAAAGTTTTCCTCATGTATAGCTTTCCACATCTTAACAAATTTACTTAGTCTTGGCACACCCATATTAAATGCCATGTCAATAATTACTCTTTGTCTAACTTCGTCTAATTCTAACACGCATGGATGTTTTTCGCAAACTTCCTTCTCAACTATTTTTACATCATTCTCTGCAAGATAATATGCCTGTTCCTTAGTAATACCCCACTCACATATATCTGATATATCTTTACCAATATGTGCAAGTTCTTCTTCACTTAGTCCTCTGTGTTCTAAGTTTCTACCTATACCTATTGTATCTATATTAAGAGTGTCCTTATAAGGTAGTAGCTCTAGACCCTCATGTAAAACTAATTGGTCTAGTAATTCTGTCATATTATATTTCACTAAATCATTCCCCCTGCAAATAATTCTAAGCCTGACATACTCTCTTGCACTTTACCTGTTTTTAAATTAATAATCTTTCCATTAGGTAGTATTAAAAACTTTTTATCCTTAGAAAGCTTTGCACCTGTAGGACTTGCAGTTGGACTTATTAGTCCTGCCATATATGCATTAACATCTTCTAAACTTTTTAGAGGTTTAGTTGCAGTACCCATACCTCTAGCATAGTAGTCAAGTTCTGCTTCAGTAAGTGGAGTATCTTCTCTTTCTTCAACTATCTTTTTAATTTTTTCAGATACTTCAGGGTCATCATTATCTCCAAAATTGTCGTTTATACCCATGCCCTTACCATAACCTGTATATACTGAACCTATACCTAATAATCCGGGAGAGTATATACCTGTAATCATACCATCTTTATCTCTCTCTATATTAAAATTTTTATCAGCAATTTTATCTTTAATATTTCTACCTAAGAATCCTCTTAATTGAGGGTTTTTATCAACTTCTTTTGAGTATGCATCTATTTGTTGTTGAGTAAAATCCTTTCCATATTGTGTAGGACCTGCACCAAAAACATCTCCTCTTTCTGTAACTTCTATTGATTCATCTATATTATCATCATCTCCTTGGTTATCATCTCCTGCACCACCTTGTTCACCACTATCATCTGTTTCAGGACCTGCGGCTTGACCTGTACTGTGTTCACTTACTTCAGCAGCTTCATCTTCATCAGCACCTTCAGCAGATGAACCTTCAAATAAATCTAATATACCATTCCTTGTATTTTTAGGATTACCTATAACAGAACCACCACCTAGTAAGTTTACAATACCACCTTCTGCCTTATTAACATTCTCAAACATAATAGACAATGCTTCAGTTTCAGGACCTGTAAATCCTGTCTCTATATCAGTCTCACCCTTCATACCTAGCAAACTAAGTAGTTGGCTTCTTTGATTTAAATATTTTTCAACACCATACTTCTTAGCCAACTTGCTTTCTAGTTCTTTCCTAGATAGTTTTGTTAAATCTTTTTTACTCATCTCTTAATCTAGCTCCTGTTATTTGTGATTGAACTTGGCTTAATGCATTTATAAGTTCAGGTGGAAATCTTTTATCTTTTAGTATTGTCATAATAGTATTATCATTTAAAACATTATCAGGCATAAAAAATCCTGCACCATCTTCGCCATCTTGTAAGGCATATAATATAGAGTCATTTATTTTTCTTCTACCCATGTTTGTATTAGCTTCTATTATTTTCTCTATACCAAATCTTTTCTTAACAACATTATTACCTTGCCTTGAATAGTACTGTATATT